TGACCGTATGTTGATCCTGGTGGATATTGAGAAGCTGCTGAGCAGTGAAGAAATGGCACTCGTTGATAGTGTGACGAAAATTTGATTTTCGTTTTTAAGGTCAAGGTCGTGGCCTCGCCGCCCACACTGGCCCAGAGACCCGCAATCGCGCGGGCCTCTGGACTCCACGCTTTTTTCACTGCGCGCTGTCGCAGGCACGACGGACATGTTCTGTCACCGTAGCGTGTGGCGCAAAATCTTGTCGCTCCGCGATGCCTTCTCCCGGTCCTGAAGCCCCCGGTCTTCAGGCCGCTCCGTTCAGCAAGATTTTTGATCACGCCAGTCTCGATCGAATAAAACCCTCGTTCTGATTCTTCCTGTTAAAAATAAGGGCAGAAGTTTTTTTCTTGCTCGTTCCCCGGCGAAGGGGAAGGCCGGGATGGGGTATTAATGGCATCTCTGAACTGACCCTCTTTTTTGCACGGCTCCTAACTCATTGATTTAATGAGTGCACGCGAACACACAAAAAAAGAGGGTATTTCTGCTAAAACAGGGATAATCTCTTGCCGTTCAAAGCGTAAAGCTGAAAACCCAACAGTTCACTGCCGCACAGGCAGCACACGAATACAATAACTTACTGTTTTTTCTTTAAATAAATTCCCTCTCCAAAACCCCTCCAAAACTCTTCCCCAAAACCGGCTGATAATTAAACGGCGATGACGATCCACTTTTCTTTGCGTTCGTCATGGTAGAGCTCAGTCATCTTCGCTGAACTGTGTCCCAGCAATTCCTGAGTGTTGATCCCCTGTGCTTTATACAAGCGCTCGGAAAGGGAACGTTGTTCGTGAAATGTCGGCGGGGTTTTACCCTTTTCAATTTTAATTTTTGCGCAATCCCGGGCTTCCGCGAATCGTTGAGTTAATGACCCTTCAGCCACTGGTGAACCCAGCGCCGAACCGCCGATGACAGTTGAGTTATGGACAAGATGTTTACTCAGCACACGGTCGCGACATTTGTTGATCACATCACGAACACTCATGTTGATGGCGTCACATCGCAACGAGAGGGGGATCGCTATCCGGATTTTTCCTTTACCTTTTCCCTGGACAACATGAAGCATGTCATCCCAGATATCAGAGAATTTCATTTTTACTATGTCGCCACGCCGCTGGCCAGTAACTACAGCGAGCAGCATTGCATTGCAGATGTACGGTGACCTACGTTCTGCTTCGTGATAGATCGCCCACCAGTTCTCGAGCGTGAGTCGCTGTCTGGAGACTTCATCCAGTGGTTTACGTGTGGCCAGTGCCGGATTAAAGCCGGGCGGAACCTCACCGGCAAACTGTGCTTCCTTAAACATATCGATCCATGCAGCTCGCATGACCTGTGCCATTCTTGTTTTATTTGCATCGACATATTCGTTTATCAATGCAGCCATCTCACGTGCGCCGAACTCTTTGAGCAATATGTTTTGAGAACGAGCTGAAAGAAGTTCAGCGCATGCCTTGCGCCCCCTGGCAGTAGATGATGCAAGCTCTTTTCGCTGCACACGTCGGTCAAGGATGGCTTTGTATTCCTTTACCCATTGCTTTAAACGCATGTTCTGAGCATTTGGTTCGGCTTTTTGTTTCGCAATATCTATCAGGGCGAAAGATTGAGAAGTTAATTGCTCAGCAGTAATGCGATTCATTTCAAGTGCCGCTGCATGCGCGGCATCTGAATCCGTACCAAAACCAATAAACTCCCCCGTAATGGGGTGACGATATTGCCAGTACGTTTTGTTGTTTCGCTTATCCAGTTTGCAATACAAGTTCGGTGTTGAAATGTTGTATTTACGGGGTCTTGCTGCCATTAAGTGCTTTCTCCACTAAAGTGCGGGCGCTGGCCGGAAGATGGTTCGATATTTCGACCCGTTCAACCATACCAACAAACCTGGCTTCCTCATCAACAACCCATCGGCGACCTTGCTTAACGGCTGGCGGATATGTTTGCCGCGTTTTCGCAATACGATGAAGGGTGGCTTTGCAGGGAGGTTCTTTGAAGCCATTTGGTCCTGCTGCCCATTCCGCTAAAGAAACTAATTGGCCCATACTATTACTCCACACGTTTAGTTATAGCCGGCTGCACACCGGTTTACTGACTGACCCGAAATCGGCCGTAATATTTCCCAGCTCGCCACCAGAGCATTTTCATACCCGGCGGCATTGCTGGTGCAAACTCAACTGGGACAAACCACAGATTCAGCATTCTTTTCACAAAAAACCGCCTGACGAAATGCGAACGGGTTGTTTCAATCATGGCTGCATTCCTAAATAAGTAATTCCCAGATTTCGGCGTGAGCGAATCCCTTGCCAGCATTGGCAATTAAATTTCAGTAATAACGATTCACTAAATGCCCCAGTGGACCAGGGCATTTAAGGCCGCGCTATCAGGCTTTGAACTCACCGATGAATGTTTCGACTTCAACGTCGGTGAAGTTGGCTTCCAGCAGTTCGCGGAACTCGGTCGCCATCAGTTCTTCAGCCGTTTCCAACTGCACGATGCGCAGAACCAGCACCGGAGCATTGCCGCCGGTCAGCACGCTGTAGCGCAGACGGAATCGGCGTTCGCCCAGGCCTTCATATGGCACGCACTTAAATTCGAATGCCGCAGGCATAGCTTCTTTGCTTTTTGCCTCTACACTTTCCATCACTGAGCGCTTAGCGCCGAAATCACTGTCTTCATGATCCGCAGAACTGGATGCTTCGATGGTAATTTTACGGACGCCGCCGATCGCTTTCTTGATGTCCAGCACTTCACCGTCAGCGGTGAAAGCCATCAGGAATTCAGACCAGTCTTCCAGCCACTCGGCCAGATCCTTCTGTGAGTTTTTATCGCCATTGATGTTCAGCAAAGCCTGGAATGGCGCAGTGCGTTTCAGTTTCAAAACTGCGATGTTATCTGCGTGACCTGGTGCAGTCAGAGTGCCAAGGTTAAACACAGTCACCGCTGCCATGTTGTCAGCATTAATGAAGCTGCGGACGCCTTCTCCTGCATAATCTTTGCAGTAGCGGGAGAAATCCTGAATGCTGGCTGTTTCCATTTTCCCGCGGAACCGGAACCGGCCATCCTGCAGGTTTTCAAGCGAATGAATACGGACAGATTCTGGCAAAGCAACAGCAGGGCAGTCAGCTGAAGACAGGCGTTCTTCCAGCAGATTAGAAAGGGACATATCCCGGACTTCTTTGATTGCTGATGCGTCTAAAACTTGAGACATAACAATTTCCTTTTATCGGAGAGGTTAAACGATGTTTATCGCGCGTCGCGGAGCTTGCCGTCAGGATCGCCGCCGATGGTGAACAACTGGCCCTGATCTTCCTGCATGATGGTCAGCTTGCCGCCTTTGCCCACATACATTGGGGTTTCGGTGGTGTCTTCCTCAGACGTTTTCCCGCGAGGCGTAGGAGCTGAGAACTTCAATTTGTGAGCCAGCATCACGCGTTTTTCTTCCATCGAATTACTGATCCGGGAAACATCAATCTCGATGGTTACTTTGCCTTTACCACCGTTATTCAGAACACCCAGAGCGGCAGTATTCAGCGCGGCGGCGATTTTGTTTTCGAAAATACCGGCGTCCAGTTCGGAGAGAAACTCCGGGACGTTGGTCATACGACTTTCAGCCATTTGCATTTCCTCTGTTTCACAATGCACTTTGTGAACCATTGATGCGGGCCGAAACCCACACTATAAAACTCAGGACTTCTTACTAATCACCGGCCAGATAACCGCCAGTAGAGCCACAACCAGAAAACCATCGGCGACGGTTGACATAATGCGGCTGGTGAAGTCCACAGCGACGACCAGAAACAAGATCAGGCCAGCACCGACCAGACGGAGTTTGCCGATCATAAGTACTGGTCTAAAGACAGTTGCAGGGACTGAGCGATTTTCTTCAGAGTGACTTCTTCTTCCTCGCCGATGCCGTCCTGATCGGCGATGTCCAGACACAGGCACAGGACATCTACAGCATCAGAGGTGCCAGCGACATCAGACAGTTCACGGTAAGCCTGTGCGTTTGCGCTGCGTGGTGATGCTTCGTAACGTGCGCGGATGTTGCTGCTCATCTGGGCAACTTCTCCTGCGAACGGGGAGAAAGCCGGTAAAGCACTGATGGTTTTTTCCAGAACAGCAATTTCTTTCGCGTCACAGGTGCCGTCTGCATATGCGATGGCGTACGCACCCCAAACAGTGGCTTCAACCGCATCACGGTTTTCCATCTTTTTCACTTCGGCGACTGCTTTGCGCGCTTTTTTCTTAAACATTCCAAACATGTTCATTTCCTTCTCAGTTGGTTAACTACTCACACACATAGACAAGGGCGGCCGGTAATGCACAGGGCGTGCTGGGTGGGTGCCAGCGGCCCTTGTCTATGCCTGCGAAAAAATTGGCGGTGGTCATGATCAGAACATTATCTTCGCTCCCCCTGATGTTGGATGGTTGAAGAGTCATGCCACCGCCGAAAGACAGCTACACACAGCAATTATCGAGGTTCCACGTCGATCTGAATGGGCGGCGGGAGTCGAACCCGCAATCGGGTAGGGAACCCGACCATCACCTGATGCTGGCCACAACGGAGAGAGCACTATCGGGACTGTAGGATGTTGAAAGCTTTGCCAGCTTGCTCACCGTCAGTGCTCTTTACGTTATGCACTCATTCAAGAATCTAAACGTCTGCTATACTTATCATTGGAATAAGAAAATTCTTAATAATCTGATTAAGATCATCACTTATCCGTGAGTTAAAAATGCCCGATATAAAACTTATCTGCGAAAAATGTAATTCTGAGAGATTCAATGTCACTTCTGACGTCGTATTCTCTGAGACTATCTCCTCCATCGTATGTGCAGTGTGTAAGCATCCAGTTAACGTTCATGAAGTTGTAACCTTCCGCGAAATTCCATATCTGACGCTAGTCCCTGACTTACAGATCCACTAATCCCTAAACATCGGCAAGAACACTTTTCAACTGTGGTCATGAGTGACTTCGGTTGATGAGCTCCTCAACCCCAGTGTTCTTGCCGTTGTATGCCTGGTCACTTCTCCACCTCAGGCGGCGGTGTTATCTTGGTAGTTCTCACACAGCCAAGAAGGAAATGAAGGTGGAAAACGCTTCGACTAATTTAGTCACTTTAGCCCGTAGGATTGAAGCTCTTGAGAACGCATTCACGGTAGCGCTTCATTCCGTTTCAACCGCCTTACCCACAGTAAAAAGCGACGTCATTGAAAATCTAAATCGTCATGCTCAAGCTTATAAAGGTAAGGATCCTGCCGTTGCCTCGGCAACCAAGTTGCTTATTAACCGAATTGAAGCTTTCAATCCGAAGATAAGAGATTAATTTTGGTAATCTCGCCGCCTTCCAAAAAGGCGGCCACTTGGTGTGCATGCTTTTGCAATATTTCAGAAACAGTTTCTTCAATTAACTCTTCATTCGAAGATCCCAAACCAATAATTTTCGGTTCTTGCTTATCCATCCTGATACCTCATTAAGCTGCTGCGTTCTTGCCGTCGTGCTGCTGATACCTGAGAGAATCATTCGATGCTTCTTTGCCACCTGCAACTACTGCGTGGGCATCCACGTTGATCACTGCTGATGGTGTAAATCTAAAATAATTTAGTTTTTAATGCAACAGTTAAAACTAAAAATATTTAGATTTTTAACTGGAAGGTGTTTTGAATGAAGTAGGGCTAGTAGGAAGGGGGGATCAACGCCGTCTGAATTTTCGGTGCTCTACCATTACGCCAATTATTGATATGGGTTCTTGGTCAGAATGTTTTGTTGGGAAATCTTGATTTAGAGGCACAAGGGAAAAAATCTCATTACCCCCAGCATCTCTGCCACGTGCTCTGTATTTTTTGAATGTTGCTTCATGTTCACCATTCTTCGCTACAACGTAATCACCAGGCAGCGGACCTATGTCCGGATCAACGATAATTAGATCACCTTCAGTAAACTCTGGCTCCATTGACTTTCCTTTGATTTTTAAGGCAAAAGAACGGGGTGATAGTCCTATGTCAGTTAGGATGTAGTCAATATTACCTTCAAGGTTGCTTGCGTCCGACGCGGATGTCCAGATACCAGCCTGAACGTAACTGATAATGGGGATCTGGCGTGTCCCAAATGATGCGGGAATGATGTTAGAAATTTCTTCTTTACCGTAAAGAATGAAAGCCTCAGAAACACCGAAAAAAGCCGCCAAATTACTCAAAGACTTCCCACCCGGTTCATTCAGGTCACGTTCCCAGTAGCCAATAGTCACATCACTAACACCTAACGCCTTTGCGACCTGAGCTTGAGTCAGTTTCCTGTCTTTACGAAGGTTTTTTATCCGCTGCCCTTGGGTAAGCATTTTCCATCCTCTTAATGAACCTAAGTTATTTTAGTTTTTATTGATCAAAATAAAATTAAATAATACTATCTAAATTAATTTAGAAATCGGAGGTGTTATGACGACGAGTGACCTTGAAAAATATTTTGGCGAACCCGGTAAAGTCGCTGAGTTTTTTGGGATATCCCCTGAAGCATTTTATTTGTGGAGAAAGCGCCCTGGCCAACTGATCCCAAAAGGCCGAGCTGCCGAGGCTGCATATAGAACCAAAGGTGAACTGAAATACGACCCAACACTTTACAAAAAGGCTATCACCAGTGGCGAACAACCATAACTACCAAAGGGAAAACAACATGGTAGACCTGAAATCAGTAGTTAAAACGATGTGCAAAGCCTATCCCGGCGGTCGGTCTGCTATGGCTGGCGCTCTGGGCATGACTGAAACGCAGTTCAACAACAATTTGTACGAAAAGAACGGCTGCCGGTTCTTCGAAATTGCCGAGCTGGAAGCGATGGAAGACATCAGCGGCACCAATCACCTGGCGGATTACTTCGCCCAGCGGCGTGGTGGCTTTTTCGTTGAAATCCCAAATCGCGATGAGCTGGACCACGTTGATCTGTTTATTAAGGGCGTAAAGGTGGCTGCAAAGAGCGGGAAGGTGGATCAGCAAATCAACACGTCTATTGCAGATGACGGCGTGATTGATCAGAACGAGAAGGCCGAGATTATGGCGTTGCATTTCAAGCACTTATCTGCGCGCGATGAGTATGTGAAGTCAGTTGTGGCTTTGCATGAAAGGGTTGACGCCTCAGGAGTGCAGTCCCGAGGCGTCGGCGCATTAAAAACGTGTGTGGAGTAATTAACGCATGAACAGTTTACTCATAAAAGCTGGCGTCCCGCAAATGCGCTGCAAAGCGACT